ATGGTCATCGGTGCAAGTACGCACTGCGACGATCATCAATGAGGATGGCGCAGAAATCAGCCGTACATTCCACCGTCATGTGGTAATGCCTGATGCTGATCTCTCAGCAGAAGATGCTGATGTTGCAGACATTGCTTCTGCTGTATTCACTACAGCTGTCAAAGCTGCTTATGCTGCACACTTGGCAGAGGGAGAGTAATCATGGTTGCTGTAACAGAAACAATTAGCTCTAACGCAAGCACAGCCTCTCTGCAGGTAGTTGGTCACTTCAACCTTTCTATCTCTGGTACATGGTCTGCTACAGTTACAGTACAACGTAGCTGGGACAACAGCACATGGTTCGATGCTGATACCTTTACATCTAACTATGAGGGTGTAGGGTTTGATGCAGAGGAAGTCTATTATCGAGCAACTGTCTCAGGGTATTCCTCAGGTGATGTTGTCATCCGTCTATCGGATAATCGTGACTTCGGTTCCAAAGACGTCTTCGTAGCTTAGAGGGTGCCATGGAAGATAATTGGCACCTCAGTAAGTCAGTACCTGTAACTCTGGTACTAGCTATCGTTGCACAGACAATAGCCCTTGTCTGGTATATCTCCAGTTTAGACAGTGCCGTAAAGGCCAATGCAAGAGACATCATCCGTAATGAAACTCGTTTAGAATCTCTTGAAACTATCGTTCAAAGCCAAGCTGTAACTCTTGGTCGTATGGATGAGAATATTAAAGCTATTAGAGACTCAGTAGAAAAGATGGCTAGTCAATGAGAAACATCAACGAAATCTTTATACACTGCAGTGCAACTAAACCTAAATGGACAGAGAAATCTAGCTGTGCTGCAAAGGTTGCTGAAATCCGTAGGTGGCACGTAGAGGAAAGAGGGTGGGCAGATATAGGTTATCATTTCGTCGTAGATCGTAATGGTGATGTTTGTCCCGGCAGACCTGTAGAGAAAGCAGGTGCTCATGCTAAAGGCCACAACAAAAACTCTATCGGTGTTTGCCTCATAGGTGGTTTTGGTTCTGATGCTAATGATAAGTTCGAAGAACATTATACAGAAGATCAGAAAAAAGGATTAAATAAGTTACTAGATAGCTTGACAGCAGAATATTCAGGTGCTATAATACGTGGACATAACGAGGTGTCCTCAAAAGCCTGTCCCGGTTTTAACGTAAAGGATTACCTCAATGACAGATCAAGCCTTACCGAAGAAGCAAAAGACCTTGAAGAGGGAAGTGGCAGCCCTATTGTTGGTAGTCCTTCTATTGCTGATTTGCTTATGGGTCTTCTTCGGAAACTCCTTAGCAGGTGAGGCAGTAAAGGTACTTAACCTGCCAATCTTTACCTTTGCTGGTGCAGCCTTTGGTTTAGACTCAGTAGTTAAACAATGGAACATCAGTAATAAATGAGTGTAACTTTAGATCAGATTAGACAAGCTGCTGAGAATGATCTAGCCACATTTATTAAGCTTGTCTCACCAGAGCAAGTGTTAGGCCAATGTCACGAGGATGTGTGTAACTGGTGGACTAGAGGGGGTTCTAAGTCTCACCAATTGTTACTCTTCCCTCGTGACCACGGCAAGTCTAGGTTGGTAGCTTACAGGGTTGCATGGGAACTAACCAAAGATCCTACGTTACGGATACTGTACATCTCAGCCACTGCAAACCTTGCAGAGAAGCAACTAGGGTTTATCAAGGGTATCCTAACCTCAGAGACTTATAGTCGTTACTGGCCTGAGCATGTTAACAAGGACGAAGGTAAACGAGTACGGTGGACAACATCAGAGATTATGTTAGACCACCCTCTTCGTAAGAAAGAGAATGTTCGTGACCCTTCTGTCTTTACTGGTGGTCTTACCACTTCTCTCACAGGGATGCACTGTGACATTGCAGTTTTAGATGATGTTGTTGTCTATGAGAATGCATACACAGGTGAGGGACGTAATAAAGTTAAGAGCCAGTATTCTTTGTTGTCCTCTATCGAAGGGGCTAATGCAAAGGAGTGGATCGTAGGTACTCGTTACCACCCTGCAGACTTATACAACGATCTGATGCAGATGACTGAAGATCAGTATGACGAAGATGGAAACAAGGTATCTGAGGAACAGATCTACGAGGTTATGGAGAGAGCAGTAGAAGACCGAGGAGATGGTGTCGGTGAGTTTCTATGGCCTCAACAACAACGTAAAGACGGTAAATACTTTGGCTTCAATCGTCAGATCCTAGCTAAGAAACGTGGTCAGTACTTAGACAAGTCTCAGTTCAGAGCACAGTATTACAACGATCCGACTGATCCAGATAACGTACCGATTGAGAGTAACAGGTTTCAGTATTATGAACGTAAACATCTGAAGCAAGAGAATGGGTTCTGGTTCTACAAAGATGCTAAGTTAAATGTATTTGCTGCAGTTGACTTTGCATTTAGTTTATCAAAGAAAGCTGACTACACAGCTATTGTAATTGTAGGTGTTGACTCAGACAATAACATCTATGTCCTAGACATTGATCGTTTCCGTACAGACCGTATTACAGAATACTTCGAACACATTCTGCAGTTATCAACCAAGTGGTCTTTCCGTAAGATGCGAGCAGAGGTTACAGTAGCACAACAGGCAATCGTTAAGCAACTCAAAGAACTTGTAAAGCAACATGGGTTAGCTATTAGCATTGATGAGTACAGACCCAACAAACATCAGGGTAATAAAGAAGAACGTATAGCTGCTACACTTGAGCCTCGTTACGATAACATGCAGATCTGGCACTACCGTGGTGGTAACATACAGACACTAGAAGAAGAACTACAGTCAAGGAACCCACCCCACGACGATATTAAGGATGCTCTTGCTTCTGCTATTGACATTGCTGTCAAGCCTTTCAAGAGTATTCGTAGAGATAAAAGTAATAATATCGTTTGGGCTAATAATAGATTTAGAGGAGCCTCTTAATGGCAGGTGAAACAATAGAACTAGAGTACTTGCTAGGTCCAGATTCTATGGCTGTAGAGGTGGCTAATCGGTGGCGTGAGTGGTCTAACCTTCGTGAGCAGAAGGTAGAAGAGTGGAAAGAGTTACGGAACTATCTGTATGCTACAGACACTAAGACAACAAAGAATGCTATGTTGCCTTGGTCTAACAGCACCACTACTCCTAAGCTTACACAGATCATGGACAATCTCCATGCTAACTACTTTGCTACTTTGTTCCCACAGTCTAAGTGGATGCGGTTTGAAGCAGAGACTAAAGATGCTAATACCAAAGCCAAACGATCTGTTATCCAAGCATATATGGACAACAAGGTTCGTCAGTCTGACTTTGTAAACATCTCTAGTGATTTGTTATATGATTACATTCAGTACGGAAACTGCTTTGCTACTGTGGTGTGGGAAGATAACTATCAGGTGAAAGCAGAAGGCGATCTAGTTGTAAACTATGTTGGCCCTAAGATGGTTCGTATCTCACCCTACGACATCTGCTTTAATCCTACTGCCCCTAGTTTTGCTAGTTCTCCTAAGGTCATTAAGTCTATCAAGACACTTGGAGAGATCCGAGGGATGATCGACAGTGACCCTTCCAAGAAATATATGGAAGGTGTCTTCGATAAGATGATGAGTGCTAGGGCTGCTGTAACTGGTTCTGATGCTACCTACAACAAAGCTGATGGTTATATTGCTGATGGCTTCACATCCATTCAACAGTATTATGGATCAGACTATGTGGAGATCCTGACATTCTACGGAGACTACTACGACACTGAGAACGGTGTGCTGTATAAGAACCGTATCATTACTGTTGCTGATCGTGCTTACGTCTTAGCTAATGAAGAGAACCCTAGCTGGTTAGGCAATGCTCCTATCTTCCACGCAGGGTGGAGGCCACGCCCAGATAACCTATATGCAATGGGTCCACTAGATAACTTGGTTGGTATGCAGTATCGTATTGACCACCTAGAGAACCTGAAGTCAGACGTATTCGATCAGATTGCTTACCCGATCCTCAAGATCCGTGGTGACGTGGAGGACTTCGACTTCGAACCCGGCTCTCGTATATACATGGGAGAAGAGGGTGACGTAGGTTACATGGCACCTGATGCAACTGCATTGCAAGCAGACCTGCAAATTAGAGTGCTGGAAGACAAGATGGAAGAAATGGCAGGGGCACCCCGTCAAGCTATGGGTATCCGTACACCGGGCGAGAAGACAGCCTTTGAGGTACAATCCCTACAGAACTCTGCCTCTCGTATCTTCGAACATAAGACTGCCCACTTTGAACGTGTATTCCTTGAACCAATCCTCAATGCCATGCTTGAAGTGTCTCGTCGTTATATGAACATGTCAGATACAATTCGTGTACTGGATGATGCCACAGGTGCTGTGTTGTTCCAGACCATCACGAAGGATGACATTACAGCTAAGGGTAAGATTGTTCCTGTCGGTGCTCGTCACTTTGCTGAACGTGCTCGTCGTATTCAGAACCTTACTCAACTCTATCAGATCAAGTTATCTGATCCTACCGTGTCTGCTCACTTGTCGGGTAAAGAGTTTGCTCGTATCTTGTCTGAAGAACTCGGTGAACCAGAGTTGTTCTCAGAGAATATTTCTGTATCTGAACAGCTAGAAACACAACAGCAGATGCAAGAGGCAGAAGCTATTAACCAAGAGCAACTAATGGTTGCACAAGAGATGGGGATCTAAAATGCCTTATAAAAACGGTAAAGTTAAACCATATAAGAATACAACAAAAAAACCAGTAGAGAAAAAGAAACCTAAGAAACCAATGAAGAAGTAATGAAATCTATTTGGTTAAAAGGTCTTAACGGACCAGAGAAAGAGAAACGTAAGGCTGAGATACTAGGTTATCGAAATGCCTTCGATGCTCTTAAAGAAATTCTCGAACAGAACTTCAAGAAGAAAGAAGCAGTTCGTGATTACGAAGTACCCAATTGGGAACTACGACAAGTGGCAGTCAACGAGTACAACCAAGTGCTTGATGATATGCTGAAAGTGATAACTTTAAACAAGGAATAAAACATGGATGTGTTTACTGAGAGTAGTCAAACCACGGACACTACTCAGCCAGAGCAACAAACTACTGAGAGTACCCCACCACAGGATTCTTTTGTAGCCAAGCTCGTTGAGGCCAAGGGAGATAATTGGAAAGATCCTGAGGTACTAGCTAAAGGGAAACTAGAGGCTGATACCTACATACAACAACTCGAAGGACAACTCTCGCAGATGAGAGAAGACTTGAGTAAACAGGATTATGCTAAGAGTCTTCTGGACCAGTTGCAAAATAAGGCCGCAGAACCCACCACTGCGAATACTGCAATGCCCAATAATGATACTGGTGGCACTACGGAAGGGAATACCAACCCTGCTCTGAGTGAGGAAGACCTGAAGAGCCTTGTTGAACGTACACTAACTGAACGAGATAAAGAGTCTGTTGTCAAACAAAATCTTGATCTTGTGAACGGAGAGTTGGAGAAGAGCTATGGCACAGAAGCCAATGCTAAGATCCAAGAGAAGTCAAAGGAATTAGGTATTAGTCTCCAACGTATGCAGGAGATTGCTGCTGAATCACCTACGGCTTTCTTTAGTCTCCTTGGTGAACCAAAGAAAGACTTTAAACCTATGGTGCAAGGTTCGGTTCGCACAGAAGGTGTTAATATGCAAGCCTCGACAGAACGTGATTGGTCTTATTACCAGAACCTTCGTCGGGAAAACAAAAACCTCTACTACACACCTAAGATCCAACGCCAATTAATGGATGACAAGATGCGTTTGGGCAATAAGTTTGGTTTGTAGTTTTAATTTGGAGTAAATAAAATGGCTGGTATGACTTCTGCCACTAACTACTTGACTCGTTCTGATGTATGGAGCCAAGAGTTAAAAGAACTTCTTCGTGATGAAATGATGGCACAACGGTACGTCCGTATGCTTGAAGGTTTCCCAGACGGAGATACTTTCCACATCCCACAAATCGGTGAGATTACAACTAACAACTACACTGAAGATACACAGGTCACATATGACCCACTTGCGACAGCAGACTTCACGTTTACTGTAGACAAGTACCTCACTTCAGCTACTTATATCACTAAGAAAGCTGAACAGGACTTCTTCTACGCAAACGAACTGATGTCTCGTTTTGTACCTGAGCAGGAACGTGCTATCCTTGAGCACTTCGAAGCAACAACTTTTGCTTCTCCTGAAGCTGGTGTATCTGCTAACTCTGCAGAAGCTATCAACGGTATTGCACACCGTATTGCTGGTGGTAACGCAGGTAAGATCGAACTGGAAGACTTTGCATATGCTCGTTATGCATTGAAAAAGTCAAATGTTCCTGATCAAGCAATGGTTGCTATTGTTGATCCGTCAGTTGAGTTTACAATCAACACACTCTCAAACTTGGTTAATGTTTCTAACAACCCTAAGTTCGAAGGTGTCGTATCACAAGGTATCGCAACTGGTATGCGTTTCGTAGCTAACGTCTATGGCTTCGATGTATACACATCTAACTACCTCGCAGACAACACTGACTCCGCATTGGCAGAACGTGATGGTACAACTACCAACGACTTCTCGTCCAATAACGGTAAAGTGAACTTGTTCTTCTCAGCAACACCTGTTGCCAACCCATTCGTGGGTGCATGGCGTCAGATGCCTGAGGTGGACTATGAGTACAACAAAGACTTCCAACGTCACGAGTATGTAACATCATCTCGTTACGGTGTTAAGTTGTACCGTCCTGAAGGTATTGTTCGTGTTGCGACAAACCCAGACGTATAAACTAATTGGTTGGGGGCTTCGGTCCCCTTCCTTCCACCTTAGGAGATTGCAATGGCAAACGTAAACCACAGTACACTAACAGACCCTTACTTGCATGAACCTAAGGGCGCAGCATCAGCATCCTCAGGGGATGTATATGTTGCTAACGGTGCAGGATCAGGAGCTTGGACTTCTAGGCAACAGCTTCTTACTGTTCATTTTAGTGATATTTCTACTGCAGGTAACATCTATGTTCCAGTTCTTTATGATGGAACTGTTGTTAAAGTACAGAGTGTACTCTCAGGTGCTATAGCTGGTGCAGATGCTGTATTTACTGTCTATAACAACGGTGGATCTTCTATGGGAACTCTTACTGTTACCCAGTCAGGATCTGCTGCTGGGGACATAGACACTCTGAACCCTAGTTCAAACAATGTAATAACAGCCCCTTCATTCATAAGAATAAACTGTGATGGTGGGCCTTCCTCTCACGTTGACACAGTTATCGTAATTGCAATGGATGGTGCATAATGAGAAACACACTTCTTCAAATGGTTCAGTCTATTCTGAGTGACATGGACTCAGAGGCTGTGAACTCCATTAGTGATACAGTTGAAGCTGAACAAGTTGCTTCTGTTATCCAAGATACATTCTTTAATATTGTTGCTGCAAGGGACATCCCTGAGCACAGACAACTTATTAAACTTACTTCATTAGCTGATAGCACTAAGCCTACTCACTTCTTGTATCCAGCTAATACCCGCCAACTTAGTCGAGTAGACTACAATACAGCAGACACAGGTTCCACCTATCAGGAGATAGTGTTTGTAGAGCCTATGCAGTTTATTGATCGTATGAATCAAGACACAGCTACAACAACAACTGTAACTGATGTTCTAGGTGGTACACCATTGTTCATCAACAATGATCGTCAACCATCATACTACACTAGCTTTGATGACACTCACATCGTCATGGATTCTTACAAATCCACTGTTGACTCTGTGTTGCAGAACAGCAAAACCAGAGCCTTTGGTTACATCTATCCGACATTTACTATTGACGATGATTTCCAGCCTGACTTGGATGATACTATGCTTCCATACCTATTGGCTGAAGCTAAATCAACTTGCTTCTCTTTGTTTAAGTCTGGTTCAGATCCTAAGATCGAACAGTCTGCTCGTCGTTTAAAGTCATTCGTACAGAATGATATGTACAAAACAAAGAAAGCTAACATAAGACCTCATTACGGGAGAAATTAATGGTCGAGTTTATAGAAGACACTGTTAACCAACGGTGTGTTTGTAAGACAGACAAACTTGCTACAGACATCATAATACAAAAAACCAACGATGGTTTTATCTTCTTTGAGATTAAATTTGAAAAGGGTATTCTACCTGAAGAATTAAAAGGCAGGTACTCAGGAATACCAGCAGCTAAGAAAGCTGTAGGAAGTTATCTAAATAAGAAGAAGATGTCTAAGACAGCCCGTCGAAACTACTTCACAGAAGCCAGAGAAGAACGGAAGAAAAAAGATGCCGCAAAGAATAAGTCAAAAGGTAGTGAACACGTTCATCAAGGGTCTGATAACTGAGGCTGGTGAACTAACATTCCCCGAAGATGCATCCATTGACGAACTGAACTGTCTCTTAGAGAGGGATGGTTCTCGCCGCCGTAGACTGGCAGTAGAGTTAGAGACAAGCAATGTTAACTCTACATTCACAATCAATAACTCTTTTGTATTCACCACTGGTCGGTGGAAGAATGCGGCTGGTGTAGCCGGGTTAGACTTTGTTGTTCTGCAACAAGGTACTCGTTTACGTTTCTACAACACAGCAGCAGAGCCATACTCAGGTAATGAAGAAAGCTTCTCTGTTAATCTTGTATCCTATGAGTTTGCAGGTAGTATAGGTGCTGGACTAGCTAAGGTCCAGATGGATACAATCAACGGTAATCTTGTTGTAAGTTCTGAGGCTATTGAACCTATTTATATTACCTACAATCCAGATACTAATACCATCTCAACAACTCAAATCTCACCTCGTGTAAGAGACTTTGAATGGCAGGGTACTACAACAACATACACAGATGGTGATGCCACGCCAAGTAAAGCTCGTGAGTATGATACAGCTAACTCAGGTTGGTCTGGTGAGAAGGGTGAGGCTGCTCTAACAGCTTACCTAGCTTACGACAGTGATGGTGATGGAACTGCAGATAACGAATACCCACCCCTCACACATCCTTGGTACTCAGGTAAAGATGCTGATGGTGACTTCGATCCTGAAGAGTGGGAGAAAGTATTTACTGGATCTACCCTTACAGGTAACGGCAGCTTTATCCTAGACTTCTTTTCTAAGAACCGTAGTGCAGCCTCTGGTATCTCTGGCATTACAACAGAACTAGAGACAAGTAGATTTAAAGCAGTTGCAGCTTTTTCTGGCCGTGTGTTCTATGCAGGGTTGACAAGTTCAAAGAATGCTGGTAAAATACTTTTCAGTAAATACTTAGATAACATTACAGAAGTTGACAGATGTTATCAACAGAATGATCCTACCTCTGAAGAGATTAGTGATCTTCTTGCTTCTGATGGTGGTGTTATCTCAATACCAGAAGCTATGAACATTCAGAAGCTTCATGTGTATGGAAGTTCTATCTTTGTATTTGCTGAGAATGGTGTATGGCAAATTAGTGGTGTTGATAATGTTTTCAAAGCTACTGAGTATTCCATCTCAAGGGTATCACAGATTGGTCTGACTAACCCACAGGCATTTGTAAGTGTTGAAGGTGTACCTCTCTGGTGGTCTAAACATGGGATACATACATTAGGTTTTGATCAGGTATCAGGTAGAGCACAGGAACAAAACTTATCTATCGGTACTATCCAGACTTTCTTTGAGGCTATCGACGGTAATGCTAGACGGGAATGTACTGCAGTATACGATCAAACAAATAAAAGAGTACACTGGTTCTACCCTAGTAACGGTGAGACAGTAGCCAACAAGAAGAATAAAGTATTAACTCTTGATGTTACGTTGCAGTCTTTCTACCCTTGGACGGTATCGGACAGTGTCACAAGTCCAGACTATATCATGGGAGCAGAATACTATCCCGGCTTTGGTTCTAACTTTGTAAACAACGATGTTCTTACATTTGATGGTGATGATGTTGTAACCAGTGCAGGAGATGATGTTGTCATCTCAACACAGACAGAACTATCACAGGCTGATGCAGCTATCGTTCTTATGGTTTACGATGGTGCAACAGGTAAGATGACAATGGGTTTGTTCTCAGGGACAACCTTCCTAGATTGGGGTGATTCTAACTATAGTTCATATGCCGAAGCTGGTTATGACTTTATGGGAGACTTAATCCTCAAGAAGAATGCCCCGTATATACAAGTGTATCTACGTCCAACTGAAACAGGATACTCTGGTACTGATGAAACTGGATACACACCTGTAAGAGAATCATCATTACTTGTCTCATCTTATTGGGACTTCCGTACTAACACTTCATCTTCGCCACAACAGGCTTATCGTTTAAAGTACACACCTGTTGTAAATGAATCTGACTTAGGCACTTGGGACTATCCTGAGAAGGTCGTAACCACACGATTAAAAATGAGAGGGCATGGCCGTAGTATGAGGCTCAGGTTCGAGAGTGAACAGGGTAAAGACTTCGTACTACTAGGCTTTGGAATAATTAATGCAGTCAACCAACGGTTTTAATTATAGCAGAGAAGACTTTTATAAAGTAAAAGAAGAAGTGGATGAACTCTTCTACAAACATTGGGAAGAGATAGCTTTAAACAAAGATAAGATTAAACTAAACCCTGATTGGTCTTTCTATGAAGCTTTATATACATCAGGCAACTTAGGTGTCTATACAGTTCGTAAGGATGAGCAGCTTGTAGGTTACTTTATCGTTGTTGCTAGACCTCATCCACATTATAAAGACCATCTCTTTGCAGTTAACGACATTATTTATATTGATCCAAAGTATCGTAAAGGTTTGGTAGGCTTTAAACTAATAAAGTTTGTTGAACAAGACTTAAAGAAAATGGGTGTATCTGTTATTGCAGTAAACACTAAAGTACATAAGCCATTCGATGCAGTCCTTGAAAGACTTGGTTTCGAGAACACAGAACGGCTTTATACTAAATACATAGGAGAATAACATGGCGGTTGTAGGTGCTATTGCCTCAGTGGTAGGAACAGTCTCTTCAATATCTGCACAACAAAAGGCAGCTAGTGCACAGAGAAAAGCTGCTGCTGTTCAGCAGAGACAACAACAATTACAGACTAGACGTTCTCAACGGGCAGCTATTCGTCAATCACAGTTACAAAGAGCACAGGCTTTAACAACAGCAGGTGCTTTAGGTGTTACTGGTGGGTCTGCCTTAGGCGGTGGATTGTCTTCTTTGTCTTCTCAACTTGGTGCTGCTCAAGGCTTTGCAGGTCAGATGTCTGGACTATCTGGACAGATCACTGCTTTAGGTCAGAGAGCAACAACCTTCGGTACACAAGCACAAACAGGTCAAGCCATAGCAGGTCTTGGTGGATCTTTGTTCCAAGCTGGTGGAGGTTTTGAGGCACTTGGAATCGGTGCAGGGCCAACTCCACCAACAGCTAGTCAACTACTAACGGGTATTCAGTAATGGCTAACTCTCTTCCTTTAGGTTACAACATTAGTTTCGAATCATTAGATGAACAATTCGGTATGGTTGAAAAACGTACCGACAGAACAGAGGATATTGTTGCAGTAACCGGGGAAGAGTTAGACACTGAGGCGGCTAAGACTAAAGTACGTCAATCAGAAACAGACCCGTACTACAAAGTATTCCAGCAAGGTTACGAACAGGGTAAGACTGTTGACCAACTAACTCTTGAAGCTTCTGACATCGGTGAGAAGAACAATGAGTTTAACAGCAACCCAGACTTTATCTCTGAACAGGCTCTAGCTGTAAACAACTACGACTACTCTGCAGCAGATGCTCGTGTAGCTACGAACTATCAGATTGCTCATGAGATCTTGAGTGATCGTAAGTTTGAGGTTGCAGCAACTAAGTCTCCTTTCCAACGGACGATGAATACTATTGACCGTTTCCTACGGGAAGTATCTCCTATCGGTACTATCGAAGTCTTGACGAGTAAGACTGAGAGACAAAGTAGAGAGATCCTTACGGCTGCTGCAACAAAGACTGCCCCTGAGTTTAGGGCTTGGTTTGAAGCATATGCTGATGAAGTAGGTCAAGAAGGTATCTTTGCTCAAGACACTCTTGGTGCTCTGGAAGCTCTGACAGCAGAAACAATATCTGCAGGTTACGATCCAAACAAAGGTATCAATCAGGCTCTTGTTGCCCTAGATCTTATCGGTGCTGGTGAGTTACTGGCAATCGGTGTTAAGGCTGGTGTTAAGACTGCCATGAAGTCTTCTACTGCTATCGGTAGAGTAGGGGCCATCAGAGGCTCTGAGGCTGCGTCTGAGTCGGCAGAGAAAGTTTTGGCTGTCACCCCTGACCCAGAAGTTTTGGGTAACGTAGCACCCTCTAATCTTGATCTAGCACCACAACCTGTACGTCCCTCTGCTGCCAAGTTCACAGAGAAGTTTGCAGAGAACGAGATTATTAAAGGCATTGACGATCTGTATCAGAAGGGTACGTTTGGTCGTGTTGCAGATCCACGATCAATTAAGGTTGCTGGTAAGAACATTGCCAACAAGTATCGTAAGAATGTTAGTAACCCAGTCTTTGACTACAGGATAGTTGATGAAGGACTGGGTAACTTCGTTACAACCATTCGTTTCGGTAAAGCTTCTGATGGTTCTGTATACAAACCACTAGCAGATGGATCAGCCCCACAGGGTATCAAGGATCTAGCTGCAGAGATTGGTGAGAAAGTAGAAAGTGCTCGTGTAGCTCCTGTTGATGTCAATGATCTGTCTAAAGGTTATGTCATTGAGGTGGCAGAACGTATTAACTTGTCAGGTATGCCTAAGGCATTTGACGAGGGCTTAGGTCTTGAGGCAGGTATCATTCGGGATACTGTCGGCAAGGTTATGAACAACTCAGTGATGGGTTCTTCTGCTGCTAGGGATGTTGACCGGCTGACACGTATAGCTCAGATGAGTGAGTCTGGTCGTGCTGCTGTCAAAGAACTTGTTGATCCGTATACTAGATCACTACAACGTCTTAACGCCCAAGAGAGATACACACTTCAATCTGTCTACACACAACTACGTGATGGTGTTGATTCTAAGCTTCGTGTTCGTTACACAGAAGGTGAGTTTGCTGTTAAGTATCAACAGATGCACCCTCGTGGTCTAGCTCCTAGTGAGAAAGCTAAAGAAGCCTACAACGCATTAGCTGCTGTTGAAGAAGCAGACTACTTGCTCAAGACTTCTACAATGCTCAACAGATACATTGAGAAGGGTTATCGTAACTCAGTAGAAGTATTCGATGGTTACTATGCTCCTGCTAAAAAGGTCAACATTGCTGACGTACCTGATGATGCCAAGCTAGTCGATGGTGAGTTTGGTGGTAAGATCCGTAAGCAAGACTTAGAAACTACAGAGATACCGATCTGGAAGATAGACAAACCTACGGCTGATGGTCAAGAGTATGTTGTTAAACCTAAACAGGTTCGTATCATTGAGCCAACAGATGTTATGGGTTACAACCCCGGTGGTTCCAGATCTAACCCTAACCTTAATTACTTCGTTGTGTTGGGTGATAAACGTCTTAAAGCTTTGATGGGTACATTCTCTGAGAAGCAAGCTCGTACTGCTGTTGAGCAGTTAGGTCGCATCCAACGTGCTATCGTTGATGGTGACAACAACATAGATGAGTTGATTAGAGCTAACAACGAATGGAACCCTAGCATTCAAAGCTTCGATGATCTGCAAGAGTTAGCTACTAATGAAGGTTGGGATCTAACTCGTGGTAACATTGCTTACCGTGGACGTAACGATGACATCCTGTCAGGTGATGTAGATGGATCTGATGTCTTCACTGGCATGAAGATGGAAGACTATATCGGTGCTGACATGCGCCGTAATGATGATGTGCTTATGGACTTCGGTGGTGGTAGAGCCTACAACGAAGATCCTATCAACTCTGTCTTAGCACAGATGGGTAACTCTATCTTTACTTACAGCAACAGAGCTTATGCTCAGAATGCTATGGTTGGCTGGGTTAAGAGAGCACAAGAGAAGGGACGTAATTGGTTCCCAGATGGTGTCTCACCCACAGATTATGAGACTTTGTTCCGTACTGCTAACATCTCTGGTACAGATGAGTTTGCCAATCGTATGTCTGAACTACGTGACATTACCATGCGTAGGTTGAACATGAAGGATGAGGCTTCTACCTTTATGGAACGTCAGGGTCAGGCTGTTGCAGAGTATATCTTCGACAAGACAGGCAAGCAACTAAACCTTGGTGATCCATCTAACGGATTGTTGAAAATTGGTTTCCAGTCTGCCTTTGGTTTTGGTAACATTTCTCAATTTATGATGCAGTCTTTCCATGCCACAACAATTATGGCTATCAGCCCTGTACACGGCTTCAAGGGTGCTGCTCTAACAATCCCCATGCGTGGTGCCTTACGAGCCACGACACCTGAGCTACAGCAGCTTGCACTACAACGTGTGGCTAAAGCTGCAGGTATCTCTGAGAAAGATGCAGGAGAGTTGATTGAGTTCATCAAAACCTCTGGTCGTTCTGTTGTAGATGGTGATGCTATCGAAGATGGTACAGGAGTTGGCTTTGGTATCTCTGGTTGGAACGGAGAGAACATGAAGTATTCTGCCCTCATGGGTGCAGGGTACAATGTACGGAAGCTGACAACAAAAGGTTTGGATCTAGGTCTTATGCCATTTAAACAGGGTGAACGTCTCGCCCGTCTAACTGGTATTAACACTGCATTCTTTGAGTTCAAAGCTAAGTTTCCTAAAGTATCTGCATTGTCTGATGAAGCTAGACTTTGGATTACTCGTCGTGAGCAGGATCTGACATTCAACATGTCATCTCTGTCTCGTGGTAAGATCCAAGCTGGCTTCATGAAAGTACCCACACAGTGGTTGTCCTACACTCTACGGTCTATGGAAAGTACCTTTGTTGGCCGTAACTTCACCAATGCAGAGAGAGCTAGATTATTTGTAGCTTTAGCTCCTATGTATGGCCTAACAGGTTTTGGTCTTACAAACGCAGCAGACTATGTTGGAGAAAAGTTAGGTGTTGCACCAGATAGTGACTTGTATATCACAATGAAATATGGTATGCTTGACGGATTAGTTGCTACTCTAGGTGGTGATGTAGAGATTGGCTTAGGTCAACGTCTTGCTCCTGTAGGTGCCCTCACAGACACATACAAGAAGATATTCCAAGAAGAAACAATCACTGCTCTTGGTGGCCCTTCTGGTGAGATTGCAGGGGGTGTGTTCTCTGCAGCATGGGGTGCCATCACTGCCCTCGTACACGGACAGACAGCTACACTTACTGAGGAAAGCATTAAGCTTCTACGTCAACCCTCAGGTCTGGACAACATAGCTAAAGCCTATGGCATCTTTAACAACGGTGTGTATCGCAGTAAGAATGGTATTGAGCTAGAAAGTGAAATGACTGTCGGAGACGGTATTGTTGCTTTAACTGGTTTCACACCTCTTGAAGTAGTCGAGAACTATACCCGCCTGAATAAGATCTACACCAGTGGTAAGAAGTTCTCTACTTTCCGTAAGGAAGTCAACAGAGATGCAGAACGTATCTTTACCTTGATGGAGGGTGATCGTGGTGATGTTGACCTAGCCATCCAGTTGATGACTGAGTTGCATGAACGTATAGCCTTCTCTGGTTTCTCTGCTTCTCAAATGGCAAGTCTTCGTAAATCTACAGGTACTTCACTTGAGAAGAGTTGGCAGAAAATACAAAACAATCTAATCGAACAAGACAAGCTGTATGCTTTACAAGCAGCAAGATCTATCCTGAAAGGTACTGAATAATGGCTGATCTCTTTGCCCCAAAACTACAGGCTGAAGTAGCTTATGAACGTCCTATACAACCCGTAGAAACTCCATCTGCTATAGGTGCTTTAGCTGGCCTTGGTGAGTTCTTTGTAACTCAGTATGGCAGAGAGCAAGCTGGTGGTGGTTCTAAACGAGCTACTTCTATTGATCCTAACCTTGCAGTATTCCAGCAGGGATTAGAACGTATCGAAGCTATCCGGGATCAAAAGGGAGAGAGTGCTGCTCTTATTGCAGAACGTCAACTTGCCAAGAACTTTGCTACAGCAGGTATTGAGTTTGATACAGACTTCCAATCTGTTTATACAACAACAACTGGTCGGCAATGGGCTGGCTATGGAAGAGATCCAGAAGCATTCATGATGGAGAATGCCCTACAGGATTCTGATGTGCAAGCATCCTTCATAGCTTCTTATGCTGTACTTCCAGAAGATGCTACAGATGACCAACGGATTGAGTATGCTATCGGCCAGAAGGCTACTGTTCAGGCTGCAGCAGATGTTATTGCTCGTTCTAAAGCAGAGGCTGGATACAAGTGGTCAGTGCAAACTGAGGCTGCATATGCAGAGGCTGTTGATACTTTTGTAAACGTAGGTATGGGTGGTCTAATTCAAACCACACAGTCTGGTCAAAGAGTGGGACCACAGAGTATTGCTAACTTACAGGCTCAATGGGCACAGTACAAAGTACAGTTGTCTCGTCCTACTGCAATAACTGATGATCAGTGGAAAGCTACACAAGCTAAGATTGCCAATGTAGACAATATGTTTACAATGCTGACTAAAGCTTCAAGTTCTGATGTGTTGTTTGAAGAAATTACAACAGCATTCTCTGATGCTCTACTTGCAGAAGGTGGTGGTTCTACTGAATCTATCCTTGCTGCAGCATCTGCAATCAAAGACCCAACATCTTTAATGAATTTGATGGGTGGGAATGTAGAAACATTTGTAATGGATGTTAGCAAGAGTATTAATCTTGATATTGCACAACCTCAACTCTTCAGCCATATCCTTGAGCAGAATGAAGTACCATTAGGCGGTGCAATAGAGGGTGATGCAACCATCCAGAGTTTACCACCAGAAGTAGAAGCTAAGATTTCTGGTCTATCCCCACAAGAACACTTCGATGCACTGAAGGCATCAGGTAAACTAACTAGCTTGACCGACAACAACTCTTTACAACGTCCAGAAGGACGTCAACAGTTTGTAGAGAATGCTGCAAGTATTGGTGCAGTTATGATGTCAATGGAAAATGATGAGTTCTTATCATCTTCGTTCCTACGTCAGCTTGTTGCCAACCCTAACTTCATCCA